CATTAATACCATGGCAGGTGCATTAAAACTCTCAAGAAAGATTAACGGCATAAAAAAGAAATCGGGTTCTTTAGGGTCACTGTTATCTAGAACTGCAAATCTAGTACTATCATCTACCTCGTCGGGTAGATTGTTTAATGAAAAAGTCTTGTTATCTAATGTTAATATTTGCATAATTCCTTTATTTTTGCCAGTCCGTTTTAGTAATAGTAAACGGATACTTGGCATCCTTGTAAAATTTCTTTCTCGCTGTAAGGTGCCGTTTTGCATACTTACAAGTACTGGTTATGTCCCAGATTTGTACGAAGTCTTTGTCTTCTGCTTTTCTAATGCCTCGCCCAATGCTTTGTATAACACGGACAAAGCTCTTTCCGGGTTCAAGAAGAACCAGATTAAAAATCCTTGGGATATTAATACCAACAGAGGCCACACCAAAAGTCGCCACAGTAATCTTGTTATCATTTGTTGCATGTTCTTTGTACTCCTCGGTCCTCTTTGTGCCTTTTACTTCGCCTGAAATAAAAACAGCATCATCGAGTAATTCTATTAGTTGCTTGCCTGAATCAATTCTGTTAACCAGAACTAATGTATTGCCTGTTTCTGATAAGCCTTTAACTATTTTTGCAATATACGCTAATCGCTCGGGGCTAGTAACAAGATATTTTAATTCTTCTGCGTATGATTTAAATTCTGGTAAATCTATCATCTGCACAATGTTTACATGCAGGTTACTAAGCACACCCATCTCTTGTAATTGGTGAGCTTTAATGCCGCCAACTACTGGGCCTATGCTAGCATATATAGGTTGTGCTTCAAAATCATCTTTAGGAACAGTGCCAGTTAGTCCCCAACGAATAGGTGCATTTGCTAGGTTTTGTGTAAGCAAGTTCTTCAACACTTCCGCTTTGGCCATATGTACTTCGTCAACAATTACTGTCTTAACACCGTCAAGGAACTCTGCCAATGTTATTGCATTTTCTAAGTCCCAGTTCTTACTTTTCTTATCTAACACATTGAGACTTTGCCATGTACAGATAGTATGAGTCTTACCTAGATCCTTTCGATCGCCAAAGTAAACTCCAACATCAAGTCCAACATTAATATAATCTTCTTCTGTTTGTGTAACAAGATCTTTGTTAGGAACAATTACAATAGTACGTCCGTATTTTTCAGCACAGTGACTTAATGTTGCTGTCATAATAGTTTTACCAGCACCAGTTGCTACTTCTTGTAGTGCTTGCGTATTGGTAAAAAATCGGTTTACAACCTCAACTTGGTCATCACGTAATGTAATAGGTTGCCCTGCAAATCGATGTCCTTTAGGCCATACCTTACCTTGGTCTGCCCAGTAAGTATTTGTAATTTCTTTAAATTCAATTTGACCAGTGGTACGCAAGTCTTCGACATCTTCGATATGTACACGTAAACTTGCAAGTATTTCTAGGCACTTTTCTAGCTGGCTCAAATAGCCGTTACCACCAAGACCAAACATACTGACCATACCATCCCAACGTCCTAATTTGTACGCAGGTTGATAACGTGCAGTTGGATTTTCATACTTAAATGTATTAGTTAATTTTTTTCGAGCATCTAATGGAAGATTCTCAAATTTAATATTAACCTCATCTCGTATAACTAATTTTACTCCCATACGTTCCTTGTCTCAATAATTGGTTGTGTGTCAGTGTGTGAAATTATTAAGTCGCATAAGTTTGCATACACTGATGTTTTTGTTTGGCGAAGCGTATTTCCCACAGAAATGACACTCATCGGCCGCCATTCATTTTTTAGGAAAAATTTCGGAATTTTTCCATTTTGCACCCCAACTACTTTTGTCGTATTATCAAGTTGACAGTTGTAACTATGTTCACTAATAAATTTATTAAACTGACTTCCGACCTCGTCGTTTGGTAATCTAAAATAAATTCCAACATTATCGTATATTGAATTATTTTCTAAACTTTCATGTAAAATTGCCATCTCAGCCAGGCATTTTTTAGGATCGTTATTATCAAAGACAACCAACACCGGCAATCGTTTTAACTCTGTTAAGCTAAAAATAATTTCGTCTAATGACCATTTATTTCTATCAACCCATACCTTTGTTGAATTTCGATAGGCTAAAATTTCGGTCAATTTTTCCGGATTTTTTCCGGATTTTTCATGAAAATATTGGTACCTAGTACTTCGGTCACTAATGACGTTATCGTCAATTGGAGTACTAATACCCAAGTCGGCCGTAATTTGTTTTTGAAAGTTGCTGTGCGTAATGTTAGTTAATAAGAACTGATTCTTAACTTCAGTTTTTTCCCAAGATTTTATGATTTTGTAAAAATCCAGGATTTTTTCCTCTATTTCAAAACCCATTGGTTGTAGTAGTTCGACCAGTGTTTCAATATTTTCTTCAGTCAGGTCGGCGGAGTATACTTTGCCACTTGCTACCTGTACCAGACCGCTGATTTTTTTAACACTAGATGTTACTGATTTCCGCATAATTGAAGAAAATGCAAATTCGATGACAAGTAACGGCTCAGCCGATGAAATATACATTTTTTTAGTTTTATCAACTTCTCTAAAAAGTTTAGACCAACTTGGTGTTATTAACGACTCAACAAGTTCGTCTAAATTTTGCACAAATTTACCAGTATGTTCAGTTAAAATCTTAACTAGTAGTTTACTTTGATTTTCTGTGATAAATCCAGGTGTTAAAATTGCCGTTGCTAGGCTACGCAATACCCTAGCATCTCTCTTTGGTATAACTTCTTCAACTGAAGGATCCGATTGATTTACAATTTTAATTAAAAGTTTATCTATAGTCGTCATATTACTAGTATACATGGTAATTTGTCAAAGGTCAACCATTTGAATAAAAAATAGGCCTCAATATTATTTAAGGCCTATTAGTATTCGTTTGGGCGAATTGATTAGTGATGTGCAGATGTCCAGGACTCTAATAAAGTACTACTAGATGTTGTTTTTTTTGCGCCTACATTGAATACAAAGTCTACACCAGCAACATCAAGTTCGGGAACATTGTCTTGGGTACGATCACCGCCATTGGCAAAGATAATAATGTCATCGGGAAAAGTTTGTTGGACTAATTTAATTGCAAGTTTAGCACTATTGTCATCGTCATTAAAACTGATAACAAAGTCAACCATTTTTAAATGTTTAATAATTTGAAAACGATCTTGCCATGTCATAAATGGTTGACCTTTTTTACGAGACAGCCATTTGTCACTGTTTAAACCAACAACAAGTTTGTCACCCAACTGCCTAGCAGAATTAAAATAATCTATGTGACCGCTGTGGATTGGATCAAACCCGCCAGTAACTAGTACTATCTTCACAATGAAGCGTCTTCCATCCCTGCAACACGCAATTTGACAATATTAGTAATCTGCCATTGTTTTTGATCTAGTGCTTTAGTAATACCTAGCCATTTGTTGCGAAGTAAAGCAAACTCGTTGATAATTTTTTCAAAATCAACAACGTCTGCTTCACCTTCAACAAACTTTTCACAATCTCTTGAGCTTAGTGCTCTTTGATAGTTTTCAAGATACTTTCTAAAATGCTGACTCTTAAGTCTGCGAAGTTCAATGTTAAGGTACTCTAAAATTGCCTCAATTTCTTGTAGTTGACTGAAACGTTGTTCTACAATCCCAGGCATTGACGCGGCCGCTCTTTCAACATTACCGGTAATCCAACACTCTTTACGAGCATCGATTAGTTCAGTATTGTAGAAATCTACAGCGTCAGGAATATAAGAAATATCCTTGCTAACTTTAACGTACCAACCCATTAGAAATCCAATTCTTTATAATCTTCGTCTTCAGCGTCTTCATCAAGATAGTATTCAATAGCAGAATCTAAAGTGTCGTCGACGCCGGTTGCACTTTGCAACACTTTGTCACTAACACCGTGATCTGCCAATAAATCTACATAGCGTTCAGCTACAAGTTCTAGTTGCTTCTTGTCAATATAGTCTGCGAATAGTAACCAGACATCACCAATTTGTGTTTCATTCAACATTTTCATCTATCTCCGTAGGAATGGTAGTTGTTGTTTCAGGCTTGATATGGAATTTCGCCATTATCATATCTAATTTATCATCTTTCCATTCTTTTCGATAGAATTTGAATTCCTCACCAGTCTCAGGATCATTCCACTTGAGTCTGTTACCTTCTTGCTTTAGTAGACCTTGTTTTTCAAACATATCTACTAGGCCGCTGTAAGGATTCATACCGGTTGTGTATGGGATTTTAATTTGAAGTGTTTCAAATGGCTTGCTGTAACGAGTTTTCATAATCTTGCAACTAGCACGAATGCCATTTACTTCTGAAACCTTGTTACCGTCTTCATCTTCTTTCAACTTCAGCTTTTTCATTGCAACAACAATACTAGATGCGTAAACAAACCCTTGTCCGCCTGATATTTTGTCGTCTGGATCAAACATATCTTGACTTGCGTATGTGTGATTTGTACAAACCATGCCTACATTATAAGTACCGAACATGTTAACACAATTACGAACTAATGAGGTTAATGCTTTTGGCTTACGGCCCATATCACCCTTCATATCACCAGCTTGGAACTGGTTAATGTCAGTAGGGGTAAGCAACATACCCAGTGAGTCTATGACAAACATGACCTTAGGACGTTCTGCCATTGCTTTATACTCGTCCATAAATTCATGGATTGTTTTAGCCACATCATCAATCATGGCCATGTTGAGTTTTAGTAGTTTGCTCTCGCTAGTGTCAACACCGAGGTCTTTCAACCATTGTTCGTCAAGTGCATTTTCGCTATCAATTAAGATAACATAAATTCCTTGCTCTTGTGCGTGTTTGACAATGTTGCCTGAGCATATATAACTCTTGCCGGCACCAGATTCGCCAGCAAATACAGTAACTTTACCCAAAGGAATACCTTTGTTCCAGTCACCGCTGATCAGATAGTTAAGCGCAAAGTTACCTGTGCTAACCCAATCTGTAGGATCGTTAAATCCTACACCTAGACCGTCAATTGCCTTGGTCAAGGTTTTACGAAATTTTGAAAGATCGAATGCTTTCGTTGCCATATTGTTTTTCTCCTAATAGATAACCTGGGCGTACAACTAGATTGCAGAGGCCCAAGCCGTTTTTACTTCTGACGATTGCGAATCATTGCCAAGATGTCTGCGGCACGACTGTCGCCGCCACTGTCACTTGGTGTTTCTGCTTTAGGTGCCACTGCCGGAGCAGTTGCTTTTGGAGCAGGTGTGTCATCTTCATCATCATGTGATGCCGCTGGAGCAGGTGCGGCTTTAGGAGTAGATGTCTTTTGTGGATCACCTGTGTTCTGACTCATGCCAGCTGGTTTGAAATACTGTCCCCAACGTTCCATGTCATATGGTTCGCCATCAACTGATGCTTCAAACATTTCCTTCATTACTTTAAGCTCAATTTCACTTGGCTTTTTAGGTAGGAAGTCTGACAAGTTAAACAAGCCGTGCTCTTTAATAGCTTCTTGTTCTTGTTCGTTCAACGGACGTGAACGACGTGACCAAGTACTAGTTGAGTAGTCAGCATAACCGCCTTTGCTACCTTTCTTCATACGATAGTCAATACCGTTTGTGAAGTCAGTTGGCAAATCTTCCAATTCTGGATCGACCAAAGCCGCACGAATTGATGTAAAGATTTGAGGTCCGATGATAAATCTACGGATTGGGTTTGTTGCTTTTTCTTTCTCATTCAAACCATCTTCAGTTACAAATCCTTGGAAAATGTAACTGCGTTTCTTCCAATACTTACGACCCATATCTTCAAGTGCAGGGTCTTTAAACCAGCCGCGAACTTCTGACAGTATTGGGCAAGTGTCGCCATACATTTCAACGCATGGTACTTGTACGATAGTTGGTTTGCTTTCTGATTCACCCTTGATGCCGGCGAATGGTAATTTAATCATTGCACGTTCAACCCAGAAAAATGTGTTGTCAGTGTTACCATCGGGTAAGAATCGCAGAACGGATTCATCGCCTTCTTTTAAGTTCCAGAACGGATAAATTGAATTATCACCGCCTGTACGTTCTCCTGAACCTTTTGATTCAGATGCCTTAAGTTTTGCTCTAATTTCAGCCAAAGTTGCCATAGTAGTTCTCCTTTATATAAGCCTTTGTTTACTTCATTTGCCTTTGTTTACTTTACGGATCTACCTTAAAGTAAAAAGTGCATATACATAGTATACGCACTTTTATTTAGTAAAGCAAGAGAAATCTTGCTTTAAATATGAGTATTTTACTCAATTATTTCTTAAATGAGTTTTTAATTTCATCGGCCCACTCGTCAGCGGCGCCAGCATCACCAACTTGGCTTGCTCTCAATAATTGGCCTTTATAAGACCAGTTTGCACCAGTCCACTGATCGCCGCGTTGTCTTAAAAAATCACTTAACCATTTTTCAGCTTGATTAATAACTTGCGCAGGAGTTCCAACCCAACCATTTTTTTGCATGATGCTTGTTAAATCATACTGTTTGTTGCCCTGACCGCTGGCAAAATTAATAAACACCAGCAGTTTATTTGGATCTGCAGGTGCTTGAACTGGCGCTTGGGCATCCTCTATTAGATTTATATAATCGCGAAGAGTTTTCATAATATTTCTTTATCTGTAATGTACCAAACTCACAATACGCTCAACTTCGTCGTATCCGGTATTTTCTTTAACTGCTTTTGGTTGGTTTGCTAACATACCAGTATAAAATGCCCTGTCCCTTGCGCCGAGTTTTGGATCCTTTAATGCTTCGCGGGCCGCCGCAATTTCATCTGTCGTATATGTTGCATTCTTTCCTACTCCGCTTGGATTACCTGCTGGCGGTGCTACTGTTGGGATTGCCTGGGTTGCGCCTTTTATAGTACCTAATGCGGGATTAGCGGCAGTTGCGGCTGGTTGCCCGGCTGGTGCTACATTTGCAGACATCGCACCTTGAGCTGGTTTTACACCTTTGGCAATTCTATCTAATGTATCACCCGGCTTAACAATATAATCTGGTTGACCGTTGGGCATCTTAAGTTTTTGTCCAACTTGTATTCGATTAACATCTATAATCGCTGGATTTAACTTTTGAATTTCTTGGGCGCCTGCACTGCCCTTGTACGGAGCTTTGGCAGGTGCCGCCGCAGGCGCCGTTGCTGTAGCAGTCTTTGTAGGATCTTGTATCCATTGTTGACGTTCTGCTTCAGAACTTGGGCCGGTGTTAGATCTAGGATTATTAACGTATGTAGACGGATCGTTTATATCAACTTTACTTAGTGCTTCAGCACCAGCAAGATTTCCTGCGGCTGCTTCTGCGTTTTGTGCTTGTTCTTCTGTTGCACCAGCAGCCTTGGCATCGTTATATGCTTTAAGTTTAGCGGCCTGCTGAGTACCTTGCACATTGATATTAATTGCTCCGGCGGGAGCAGGTGCTGCCGCTGCCGGAGGTGGAGAATCCCACTTGGGATCCATATTATCAAACTTAGCGGGCTGTTTGGCCAACCATGCTAGATACTGCTGTGCCAATGTTTTGTACTGTGAGGGGTCAGTGCCAAATGCTCCCAGCTGGCTACGACCCTTGATAACTGTGTTGGGATCTTCTCCAGCCAACACCCGTTCAACTGCGGCAGGATTCAAGTTGGCTGGCATAAGGCGTCCATCTGCTGTTTTGGGGCGAGTTACAACCCATGCATTATATGCTTGATCCGCTTGATCCTTGGCTTGTTGCATGGCTTGATGTCTGGGATCCACAGGTGCGTTGGGATCTACTGGGTTGGGCTTAAACCCACCAGACGTAGTACCATCTGGATTCATTGTGACTCTTTCTGCCAGTATGTCCATGTAACGGCGTAGTATGTTGGGTGTGCTCATGATTATCTACTTACCAACTGCATGATTCTAGCTAGACTATCGGCATGTGCATCAGAGTGTCCGCTAATAGGACTAACGTGTGCTTCTGGCTCATGCATTTGTGGTTGTGGACTAACACCTGCTAACTTTAAGACATGTTGTTGTTCATGATGATCTGCTTCGTCGCTTGGATCTTTCATGTCAATGAACTTTAATACTTTGATCAAGTCATCATCGCTAGCTTCGCCAAACTCACCATCTTCAAAACCTTTTTTAACTTTAATTTTAATGCGCATACCGCCTAATGGAAAGTTACCTTCGTCTTTGTTATAAAAGCCGCTGATAAATTTTAGCATTGCTGGCAATCCGCCTTCAACGGGCATTTCCATACCAACATCTTGAGGACTCATTCCGCAATCGCTTAGAATTTCTTGGATAGTTTTAACACCATGACCAAAGTCTAATTGAGTTTCTAATTTTGCACCAGCTTTGACCGCTTTCTTCATAGCATCTGCCATACCTTGACGTGCTAGGTGACGTGCTTGGCTGTAACCCTGACCGTGCTTGCCCGGTGTTGTTGGTTTAGACTTTTTCTCTTTAGGATCTACATCCCATGGAGGACTATCATCTGTAGCTTCAGCTACTGGAGCTGGGGGTGGTGCTTCAGCTGGTGGTGCTTCAGCCGGTGGTGCTTCTGGAGCAGGCGCTGGTGGTGCTTCTGGAGCAGGCGCTAACGGAGCAGGTGCTGCTGGAGCAGGTGCTTCATTATCTTCACCACTTAATCGCATTGATAGTTCTGGGTCTTTTTGTAAAATAAACTGTTGTACTAATGGACGTATATCTAACTCTGGATCAATGTCTTGCAACGATTGTAAAAATTCAGGATCATCAATTAATCCTTTAAGGCTTTGTATAGCATTGATGCCTTGTGGGCCGCCCATTAACGGTTGTGATAAAATATCGTTTAATTGTTTGATAGCTGTTTGTTGAGCTGACTTATTAGGACTAAACAGTTCGTCTTTATCTTCACGGACGATATCATTCATGAAGTTTTCGTATGCTAGTTCAGGATCTATGGATTCGCGCTCCATACGATCGTTGTAATCGTTACGCATACGTTCTTTTTTATCTTTTAATGCTTGCAACCGCTTCTTAGCTGACTCATCCCCGTCCTCTGCTTTTTTCTTTAAGCTGTCTTCCTGCGATTTTTCTAAACTACGACGATGTTCAGCATCTACTGAGTTAGGATTGTATGCATCGCTTAGTAATTCGTCAACACCAATTTCTAATACATCTAATTGTGACTCGTCAACAAACTTATAAATGTACGGGAATACTGCTTTTAATTCTTCGTTAAATGTGCGGATTGTCAAACGGTCAATTAGGTCATTTGCAATTTCTTCAGGAATCATTTGTTCTTCTTGAGCTTCAAATGTTTCTACAAATGATTGATAATATGCTGGACGTTGTAACTTGTGGATAGTTTCTTTAATTTGTTCAATGCGTTCTAGAACACGATCAGTAACACTGCCCATTGCTTCACTAACTTGTTCTTGGCGGTTAACATAACCTTTGAACTTGCGTAGGCTTGCTAGTTCTTCACTTAGACTGCAAATGTGTTTGCCAATTGGATCGTATGGATTGCCGCCTGCTTTGATATGCTCTGCTAATGCACGAGCACCATTTAAATGCTTTGCTGGGTAACGGAATCGTTCGCCTTGTGCGTTTTCGATGTAAATGCTATCAATGTGCATTGTACGTCCGGCGGCAAGTTCCATATTGATTGGCTGTGTGTGCTTGACAACTAGTCTAGCATTTTCGCCTAAATCTTGATAACTCATACGGGCATTACCGTACATCTTGTTTTCCATAATTGCGGGCATGGCATTTTCCTTACGTTTGGCCTGAAACTCGTAGTCTCGTTTGTCTAAGTTGCTCTTACCGATGTTTTGCACATCGAAGTTTAATAATCTGTCTTTTGCAAATGATCTAAAACCGCGGATAAACTTGTACGCACTGTGGTGCGTTGTGTTGCTGTTATCGTTGACTAAATCGCCGCTAACTTGTAGCACAATCCCGTCTTGGGCATCAAGGGTAATAGCAATAGTGCCTAATGATTCGCCGTTTTCTTCGTATTCAAACTCAAAGAATCGAGCATTAGGAATATCTTCCTTTTTGCTTAGTACACCGGCGTTTTCGTCCCCCATTTGGATATTAGGGAAGCGTGTTTGTATTTTACCGTAAAGGTCTTGGGCAATCTTATCTAAATTTGCATTCATGTTGTATTTATCACTAATTACTGGAAATGAATATTGGTAGCGGAGCTTCCCAATCATCGTCTAATTGGCCTTCTATACTGAGTTTATCAAATACAGCTGGATCCCAATCTGCTAAAATTACAGTCATACGCACTATTAGCAATAGCGCACTAACTAAATCGTCGTGTTGTCCTTCTTTAGCTTTAAAGGTTACACCCGCGGCAATAAATGTTTTAAGTTCACTTATTAGCATCTTACTGTGTACAATCATCCTGTTTTCTTCAATAAAATACTTTAATCTACTACAAGCTGAAATCTTATTACCGTGTGTAGTGTTAAATCCTTTGCGGAACTTGCGCACATGCCCTTTGCGTACTGGCTCACTTAAGAACAATCCGGGGAATGTTTCTTCGCCTAAGTTAGCAATAACTACTAGGGCGGCTTCTCCTAGGGTGTTATTTTCTACTGACCAATAAATGTTATTACTGTATTCGTGTCCGATCTCTTCTTGTATATACTTTACAACATCTCGAAAAATCCTAACTTGATCTTGTATAATAGTTAGATTGTGTTGCCACTCTGCACATTGTATCATACTGGGCAATTCAAATACTTGAATACCTGCATAATCTCCACCTGTACCTAAACTAGGATCTAATCCCACAAGGTAAGTGTTGCCTGGCGTTGGCTTTTTATACCAGCGTACTTGTCCCATCTTAAAGGCAGGTTCTTTGCCTAGCATGTCTGTTAGTTTAAGCGAGCTAATTAATGTTTCGTCATAGATTAAAAACTCGCACCCATATTCTCGACGGAAACGTTCCTCGCCAATACGTCCCATTTCAACAGCTTTCCATGCTTCGTCACGATCTGGATGTTCATTCCATTCTGCACGGAATCCGTGAAACCCATTGCGTCCTAAATCATCAGTACGCTCGTTTCCGTGTGTGTCAAATTTATCTTGTGACTCTTTCCAAATAATAGCAAACGTATCTTCGTCACTGTTAGGTGTTGAAGTTAAAATTGCCCTACCGCCAGTTGCTAGTGTTGGTGATATTGACGTCCAAAATTCTTCAGCAATATTAGGTTGCACAAATGCAAACTCATCGCAATAAAGAAGTGATATGGACATACCACGACCAGTGTTACCAGTAGTGGTAGCAGAAACAATACGTGATCCATTGTCAAACTCCATTGAGCCTTTGTTATAGCTCGTCACACCACATCGAATGTGGTCAGGGCATAATTCATATCCATAACGGATACGTGCCATAATTTCTTGTGCGCCTGTATATTTGTGCGCGGCAACTAGAATAGTTTGGTCCGGATGGAACATGGCAAACCATAACAAGTATGCTGATGCACATGTTGTCTTACCACTTTGTCGTGGCAACATGTTTATGTTGAATCTAAAATCGTGGTAACTTGATAATAACCCTTCCTGATATTCATACGGTTGAAATAACAACTTTCCTCTTACAGGATGCTGAATATAGAAAAAGTTTTGAGAAAAGTATAAGTATCCGTTGGTAGGATCGGAACACTTTAACAAGTCTGTTATTTGCTCTTCGTTAAACTTTTCTTTTGTATGCGCTTTTTTTACTAAGACGCCTTCTAATGATTTTGCCATAACTTTATTTACACAAAAAAAGGGCTCCGAAGAGCCCTTTTTGATACTGCTGACGAAATCTTATTTCTTTGGTGCTGGGAATGTTCGTTGATCAAGTGGTGTTTTAAAGTCGCCGCTTGCACGTTTATCACCTTTGAGTAACTGGTCACGTAGCATTCTAGTAAAAGTTTCAATTTCACTTGTACTGTGTGATTTTGGATCTAATTGGTATCCAATTGTGCCGTCTTGCAATCCTTTTACAACCTTAGCAACATCTTTCTGTGTGTAAGGGCCGCTTTGGGCAAGAACGCCTTTAAGTTTTGCTCTATTCACTGCCATATTAATACCTTGGGCATAAATTGTTGGGTTACCCACAGCCGCTGGGATAGTATCCATACCAGCTTGTTCTACTTGTGTAGTGTATACTCCGCACCAGTCAAACTTTTCACATCCGGCAGCACGAGCGGCCGCAAATGCTTTATTGAAACTAGGCATGTATTTAATTTTAGCTAGTGTATCGGGATCACATGGCAGTTTCTTAGTAGGAGCAATTTGTGGTTGAAAAACTTCTGGCTCCTTTTCTGCTACTTTTTCTGGTTCTACAACTGCGGGTGGTTCGGCTACTTTTTCTGGTTCTACAACTGCGGGTGGTTCGGCTACTTTTTCTGGTTCTACAACTGCGGGGGCGACGACTGCCGGTGCAACTTCTGGTTTTACAATTGGAACTTTTTTAGCATTCCAATATCCGCCAGATCCTGATCGAATCATTTGTTTGCTACCGTCTCCAAGCGGAGTAGTACCATCAGCTGGAACCCACATAAAACCTGGATTGTTAGGGTCTTCTTGGCCGTAGGCTAATTCGTTAAGTTGTTGTATGCTTTCTAGTTTATTAACTAGTGCGCGATATTGTTCTGCGTTCATTATTTTTTCTCCGCAGGTTTAACTACATTTGCGCCGCCAAATCTACTAAAATTATCTTGGGGTTTTTCCATTCCAGCTTGGTTAGGTTTAGCTGGGCCTAGTTTAGTTCCGTATGTCATGCAGAAACGAAATTTCTTTCCTGGCCCTAACTGTTTTAGCGCAATTTGTTTTGCCTGAGCTAGTGTTCCGGCTTTGATCTCTGGAATGTTATCGTTAGGTTTATATTTGTTAGGATCTACAGGTGCCGCTTGAGCATCAGCTACAGCGCCTGCTGGGGCAAGTGCGTCTGCTGGAGTTGGAGAACCAGCCGGCTCTGGCGTTTCTTCGTTAACTGGTTCCGATGGGTTTATTGCTTCTAATCTAGCAACTAACGCACGATATTGTTCTGCGGCAGTAGTCATATTATTGTCTTTCTTTAATAGACTGATAGTGTGCTGATAGTCTAGCCATTAATGTTTCTGCTAGGGGATTGCCGCCACCATTAACTTTAAGTGCCTCACGGCCTTTACTATGGATGTCGTCACCAGTTGGTAATACAGCATCCATATCATATGTTGTTGGGTTCGGCTCGGTGGTTGCGTTGGTAAAATTACCATCAGCACCATCTTCTTCAACACCTAATACAATGTCAGCGCCTGCATCATTGCTATCCTGGTCGCCATCTAAGTTACGTAGAATATCCATTAGATCACGGATTCCACCAGCACCACTTCCATTCATACTAACATTCATTGTTACTGAATCGCTTTGTTTAGGCGAACCCATCATACCCGATGGCATGCTAGACATACCAGGTAATCCGCATTCTTCTACATCTTTTTCACCAAGTAATACATCAGATTGGGAGTTTGTTTTTTCCATATCATCACCACATTCTACAGTTGGTGTTTCGGCACCTGCCGGGGGCAAAGAGCCGTCCGGTGCTGTTGGTGGAGAACTAGTTGCACTAGTTGGAAGGTCTTGTACTTCGGCTGATGACTCATCAATCGATTTCATTTTTGCTAGCAAGTCTTGAAAATTCATATTATTGTCCTTTAACTTTAACAGGTGTTAGTTTAACTTTTTTGTTTCCCACAGGACTTTTAACATCAACTTTGGCAGCTTTTGCTGGCCCGTTCTTTTTCTCAACAGGTGCAGTGTTTGCTAAAAGTGCATCATTAGTACCTTTAACTGGTGTACCTGTAGTTCTGTGTTTACCTAATTCTTTTAACAACGACATAGATTGTGTATTGCCAACTAGTTGTTGCCCGTCATTTTTTTCATAGTCTTTTGTTAATAAAGACTCGCCTGACTTTGTATCGTGTTCGTGATTAAGAGTGTCTTCTTCCTCTTCTTTCATGTTACGAACTTTAACTGTATCTCCACTTCTTTTTAAGTGATCAATAACTGCTGTACGTACTTGATATGCATTAGCTGGGTAAGCTACTTTTACATCAAACACCGTAACTCCAACATTTTTAAGAGTTGGAAAATCTACATAATTCTCAGCAATTGGTAATCCCTTACCGCTTGAACATGATTCTACTTTGTAAACATCTAATGCTTCTTTGATTTTCTTAGCGCAATCTTTTGGGCAGTCGCCCGCAATTTTGATCTTAAATTCGTAGACCTTTTTGCTTTCTGTAATGTAGTGTTTAAACGATTTCATATGTTGATCCCAGTATTGTATTTATTTCATATTCTTTAATTTTTCTATTAGACTATTACGATCTGTAACGATATAACCGTCTGCTTGTAGATCAATACCGGAATCTTCGCCGCCTGATATATCGTGGTCCATCTTCTGTTTCTTAAGCTGTAGCTCAATCATCTTCAATTTCTTGTCAACTTTGGCTGATTTAGCGTCAATTGCGTTTTTAAGCATAGTACCAGCAACTTCAAAAATACGTGCTGAATAACGTGCTTCTACATTCATGCCTAGGTCAATTAAATCATCATATGCGTCAGTAGCACGTTGAGCTAGAGAATCAAACTCTGCGTCAGTAGCATCACC